TGACACAGTAGTAACATTTACAGCAGGAACAGGAACAGTAAGCTGGAGTTAATATGAGTGAATTAAAAACAAATAAGATTTCAACAAATGACCAAAACAATGTAGCTATAGATAATGCACTTGGATTAAAGTCATATACAACTACTCAAAGAGATGCTTTAACTTCTGTAGCTGGAGATACTATATACAATACTACTAATGGCGTACCAGAATACTATGATGGAACATCTTGGCAATCAATGCAAGGTGCAGATATATTAGTAGATTATCTTGTCATAGCTGGTGGAGGTGGTGGTGGTTCAGACAGTTCCTCTACTGGTAGATATGGTGGTGGAGGTGGAGGTGCTGGAGGTTATCGCACATCTTATGGAACTTCTGGTGGTGGTGCAAGTTCAGAAGATAGATTTTATATAACACTAGGTTCTAGTTATACAGTAACTATTGGTGGTGGTGGCTCTGGAGGTTCATACGCTGCTCCACCTGCTGATGCAGGTTCACAAGGCAGTAATTCAGTTTTTTCAACAATAACTTCTACTGGTGGTGGTGGTGGTGCTGGTTCTTATACAGCTAACACTACAGGTGGTTCTGGTGGTGGAGGTGCAGAAGGTAGTGCATCTGGTGCAGCAGGAACTGCTAATCAAGGATTTTCTGGTGGTGATAGAAGTGGTAATGATAGACATGGTGGTGGTGGTGGTGCTGGTGCTGCTGGAAGTAATGGTGGTGCTACTGATGGTGGTCCTGGAGGTGCTGGAGTTGCTTCATCAATTACTGGTTCATCTGTAACAAGAGCAGGTGGTGGTGGAGGTTCTGCTTTAGGTAGTGGAGGAACTGGTGGTGGAGGTTCTGGTGGTAATCCTGGAGGTGCTGGTACTGCTAACACAGGTGGTGGAGGTGGTGCTTCTGCTAATAACCAAACTGGTGGTGGAGGTAATGGTGGCTCTGGTGTAGTTATACTTCGTTATCCAAATAATCTTAGTATTGCTTTAGCTGGTGGTGCTTCATCTGTTGGTGGAGAAACTACAGATGGACAAGAAAAATATATACAAATTGAAACAAGTGGAACAGTCAGTTGGTCATAATGAAAGATTTTAAATATAACAAGATAAATAAAGTTGTGTATAATAGGAGATAGATATGGCACATTACGCATTTATAAATGAAAATAATATAGTAACAGAAGTTATTGTAGGTAAAGATGAAGATGATAATACAGATTTACCAGAAGGTTTTGCAGACTGGGAAGCCTGGTATGCAGACTTTAGAGGACAAACCTGTAAAAGAACTTCATACAATACTATAGCTAATACTCATACTGGAGATGGTACACCTTTTAGAGGTAACTATGCAGGTATAGGTTTTACTTATGACACAGAGAATGATGTATTCTATCCACCTCAACCTTATCCTAGTTGGACACTAAGTGCTGACTGGGTATGGGAAGCACCAGTTGCTTATCCTACTGATGGAGAAGCATACATTTGGAATGAGAATGCTTACAATGGAGATAATACACAAGGATGGGAGTTAGCAAATGGCTAGTGAATTAAAAGTAGATACCATATCAGAGAAAACTGTTGGAACAGGCGTTACAATAGATGGAGTTTTAATACAAGATGGTGCAGTAGCTGGTACTGCTGACATTGGATTGGTAATAGCGTTAGGATAATTTATGGCAAACACATTTAAAAATGCTTACTTAGATGTAACAAGTTCAGCACAAGATTTATATACAGCACCTGCTAGTACAACCTCAATAGTTTTAACTTTAAGAGTAACTAATGTAGATGGTTCAAATCAAGATGATGTTACAGTAGAAGTAATTGATAGTGATACCACCACTAAAGCTATGATTGCTTCTACACTTTCTGTACCAGCAGACAGCTCTGTAGAAGTTGCTGGTACTTCTAAAATAGTATTAGAAGCAGGAGATAAAATACAAGTTACAGGTGTTGCAGCATCTGGAGATTTAGAAGTATTTGCAAGTATATTAGAAATATCATAGGTTTTTATGAGTAGTGAATATGGCTATATAGGAACTAGCTCTAAAAATATAACCCAATCTGTTGCTGGTAATTCTGGAATATTTGATATAACTGAAGCAGCAATTTTAAAAGCCAATAACAAATATAGATTCAGTAATGGAATAGAAGTTTCGTATTTAGTAATTGCTGGTGGAGGTGGTGGTGGTGCTGACAATGGTAATGGTGGAGGTGCTGGAGGTTATAGAAATTCTTACAACAATGAAACATCTGGTGGAGGTGCATCTACTGAAACTCCATTAACAATAGGTTTTGGAACTACTGTATCAGTAACTATTGGAGGTGGTGGTGGTGCAGTTACATCAGGTTCAAGTGGAAGTAATGGTAGCAATTCAGTTTTTTCAACAATAACTTCTACTGGTGGGGGTAAAGGTAATAACTATAGAACTACTGGTGGAACTGGAGGTTCAGGTGGTGGATGGAATGGTGCAAGAGTAACTAATCCAATTCAAGGTAATGTAGGTGGTTCTGGTGGTGGTGGAGGTGGTGCTGGTTCTGCTGGTGCAACAGGTGGAGGTAATGGTCGTGCTTCATCAATTACTGGTTCATCTGTAACTCGTGCAGGAGGTGGTGGTAAAGGTGTAAACTTTGATGGTGTAGGTGGTGGTGGTGGTGGAACTGGTGGTGGTGGAGATGGTGCTGGTACAGGTGAATCAACTGCACAAGCAGGTACTGCCAGATATGGTGCTGGTGGTGGTGGAGGTCGTGATAACTATTATGGTTTTGGTGCAGGTGGTAATGGTGGTTCTGGAACTGTTATATTAAGTTATCCATCTGATTTTTCTATTACATTATCTGGTGGGGCAACAGGAACAGAAGTTACTACTGGTAATAGAAAATACATTCAGATTTTAACAAGTGGAAATGTTAGCTGGTCCTAGCTAGTTTAAACAAGTATGCTACAATCGTAGTTATGGACTACATAATAGGATTTATACTAGGATTTTTTTTAAAAGATATTAGTAACTTTATTAAAAGAATAAGTAATTATGATTGGGAAAATCGTAACTACTTTGATAAAGCATATACCTGGTCAGATGATATCTATATGTCAGAGGATGACCTTCCATAATGTCTGAAACTAATGGTAATGGGTTTACCACAAAGCAATATTTAGAACTCATCAAAGAAGGACAGACAGAATTGAAACAAGAACTTAAACAAATTAATCAACGCATTGATGTATTACACGAGAAGGTCAATGCAAAGATAGACAAATCAGAATTTTACAAAACACTTCTACTTATTGGTACAGTTATATCAATAGTAGGAATGTTTGTGTTAGGAGTTTAAATGGCAACATTAAAAATAGACACAAAGACTTTAGCACCTATAGTATTTACAGCAATACTTAGTGCATTTGGTTGGGTATTCAACTCAATAGAAGAAATTAAATCACATCAGAACGCTTGTGATGCTATGGTACTAGAGATGAATAGTGAACTAGACATGTTAGAAAGTAACTTTACTGAACTACTATTTAAATTAAATGGCTAGAATATTCGTATGAATATTATTAGTAGAGATAGCTGGGGTGCTAAACCTAATAAGACTAAGTTTAGTAAACTAGGAGAAGTAAAAGGATTAGTAATACATTGGTCTGCTTATCCTATAGCTGTAGGTAATCAAGCAGAGATGGACCAATGTAAGAAGATACAAAGACTACATCAAGAAGATAGAGGTTGGAATGATGTAGCATATAACTTTTTAGTAGGAGATACAGGACAGATTTATGAAGGCAGAGGATTTGGAAACAGAAGTGCAGCACAAGGTGGTAACAGTAGGCAAGAGATTAACTACAATAACAAGCATTATGTTGCTGTGTGTTGGCTTGGTGGTAGCGAACCTACCCACAAACCTTCAGATAAAGCTATTGAATCTGTTAAGTGGCTCTACTCACAAGTAGGTGGAGAACTAAGACCACACTCCTCGTTTAAACAAACATCTTGTCCAGGTGATGCTTGGAGACAACACATCATAGAAGGTTTAGCTACTACCACAGTTAGTAATCAAAGTCCACCAGACATGGTGCATCCTAATCAAATAAATAAGAAACTAGATACTATTATTGCTAAACTGGAGAATATAGAAAATAAATTAAAGCTAGGAAAGTTGATAAGATGAGCGAAGAATATAAAGTAATTCTTGAAAAGACTGTATGGACATTCGTTGAAGCATTTATAGGAGCACTAACAGTCGCTCCATTAGTGGGTCTTGACGCAGATGCTATACAAATCGCTGCTCTTGCAGGTGCATCATCTGCTTTAGTAGTAATCAAAGAGTTCGCAAAGAAAAAACTAACTAAGTAACAATTAAATAACAGGGCAAAGGAGGTTAATATGCCTAATATACCAGAGGAATGGGGTAATAATTTCTATAAGTCAGGGTGGCAACCAGGACTAGAAGTTAATGAACAAACAGGACTTGGTGAAATCACACATGTTGGAACAGACCCAAACTATAGAAATAAACTAGATTCTATATTACTTGAATGGGGGTTTGACCCTAAGCACTACGAGATAGAAGGTTCAGTTCGTGCATCTAGCTGGAATGTACAGCTTAAAGGTGGTAGAACAGAAACCTTTTATGCGTTTAAGGGTATCGTTAAAAAGAAAAGACCAGGACATGACAAGTATTTTCAAGCACTGTTTAAACAAGCAAGTAAGAAACCACCAATAGCTAAGAAGTATGACGCAGGAGATACAGCGTTCATGTGGTTTATGTCTGACTGGCAGTTGGGTAAGAAGGACTATGGAGTAGAGAACACTATCAAGAGATACGACAGAGCTTTACAAGATGGTATCAATAGAATAAAAGACTTGCGTAGGTTAGGTAACAAGATAGATGAGATATACATGGTAGGTTTAGGAGACCTTACAGAAAACTGTACACCTCATTTTTACGAGAGCCAACCACACAATGTTTCTCTCTCACTGATTGAGCAATACGCATTAGCTAGGTCTATGATTATGAAAACTATAGATACATTCTTACCACATGCACCTAAGTTAATTCTTGCAGGAGTTCCTGGTAATCATGGTGAGATGTCAAGGACCAGTAAAGGACAAGTAGCTACAAGCAGACTAGATAACTCAGACACAATGCACTTGCAGATATGTCAAGAGATTATGAATGCTAACAAAGAACGCTATGGAAAAGTAGAAGTAAAAATTCCTCCTGGCTTTCATCAAACCATGGACATAAAGGGTAAGACAGTTGCCTTTACACATGGACACATGACTGGTGGTTCAGGTAATCCAGAAAATAAAATAGAGAGTTGGTGGAAGGGTCAAATGTTTGGGTGGTTACCACCTGGACAAGCAGAGATATTAGTTACTGCTCACTATCATCATTTAAGAATGAAACAACAAGGTGATAGGACTTGGTTTCAAGCACCTTCAATAGATAAGAGTATAGACTTTACTGAGAGGACTGGACTTTGGAGTCATCCTGGAGTCCTGACTTTCACTATAAGTGATAAGGGTTGGGATAACTACTACCCACTATAAACGATTAAAGGGTAGTTGTTTAAACAACTTAGGGTTACCTTGGAAGTCTGTCTCTGGATAAGTACCCCAGTGTTTCATTTCTTTCCACATCCTTTGGATTTCTACGAATGGTATCCACTTGAATGCTTTATAAAAACTATTGTAATAATATATACCAACATCTACTTGTTTAAACTGCTTTGCTTTCTGATACATTTGATATAGCTTTTGGTAATCATCTAGCTTTAACTTAGTTGTACCTTTAACCTCACACAATCGCAGTTCGTTTTGTATGTACACTAGATAATCTGGATTGATAACTATGAATGTATAAAACCAGAACAAGGGCATGTCATGTTCCCATGGGCTAGTTCCAGTTTTCATCCATGTCTGATTCTTAACCAGTCCTAGTTGTTCTAAATAGATTTCAAAGTTATCTTCTGCGTCTTTGCCTACTTTATCTTTGACTCTATCTTGGTATGGTCTATCGCTTTGCTCCACTAATGCTCACCAAATAACTCATCACCATACCATTGTTTCTCGCAAGTATCACAAGCAACTAAGTCATCATCTGGCTCACCATTACGATAACCTGTTCTTAATACTCCACCACATTTTTTACACTTCATTATCATCTCCTAACTTAACCCAACATATATTGCATACACTGTGGTCGTCATCTTTATCTGTTAATTGTTTTGCACATAACATACAGCTACCTGAACGAGGAGTCTTTCTTACATTACCTCTCTTCTGTTGTTCTATCCAGAAGTCTTGTAGCTCACTGCTCATCTCTTCAAAAGGGGATGACATCCTGATTACCTCCTTGGTCTGCTTTCTTTACCAGTGCATGACACTCTCTATACTCCCATTGATAAGGATTGTTCTCATCAACTTGTTTGTATCTAGCACCACAGTATTTGTTACCCTCAACATCTGTATAAAATACCTTGTTGTTTAAACAAGCATGTGGAGATTTACATTTTGTATCTGGCTCTGGTGGAACATCAAAATTGTGATTTGGATATCTCTCTTTGAGTTTCTTCTTCAGCTTTTCAATGTTCAGATTTGGTGATTCTAAAGCCACTCTTCTGGAACAGCTTTATCTTGGTTACTACTACCTATGTAACCTCCCCAACCACAACCATTATTGCTACCATAACTAGAACATGCGAAGTCTGGAATCATCTTAAACTTATCATCACTAGCTTTCTTCTCTCTGTTGTCCTCAATGTTGTCTCCACTTTGACACTGTGGGCATACTGGTTTAGTTGTAGTTTCAAATACTTCACCAACTACATCAGTGATATCTACTGGCTCATGCTCTCCTATCAAGGATTCAAACAAGTCAAGGTATAGTCCAATGGTATCGTTATCCCACTCTTCTACATCTTTACTATGTCCTGCTCCAGTAAACTGGCTAAATGATTTTTGTTTTACAGCATCTTCTACATCCTTGTTTAAACCAAAACCTGCAATCAACTTACCAATCTGACTTGCGTTGTTTGATTTAACTTCCTTGTTGTATCCAATGTCCTCTTCAAACTTTGCTATGGATTCCTCAGTGATAGCTTGTACTTCCTCACTAGGTTTATTTTCTTTCTTACGCTTATCAACCTTAGTAACTTGTACATTATCGTTACCAACCTTCATCATCTCTTGTTGGCTTGGTCTAGGTTTGTTACTACCTTGATACTTCCAGTTCGCTAACGCTCTACCTATAGCAGATGTCTCGCAGTTCTCTACCCACGCGTCAGTGTTGGCGAAACCACCTTGTCCTTTAGTTTCTTGGGCTATCCCTGTTGTAACTGGCTTCTCATCTTCTGCTTGTTTAAACACATAGGCAATTATTGTTACACAAGTACCATCATCAGTCATGTGTACTACCTCAGTGCTTATCCTTGCATTTGGATTGTCATTCCAGAATGCTTTTAATCTATCTTCTACTGTCTCGTAGTTCTCTAAGTTAAACTTAGCCATTATTCTTCCTCCAATTTATTGTTCAATGATTCTATAATCTTGTAGACTCTTTGCCTACTGACTTTCATTATATCTGCACACTTGATAACAGATAACTTCTTGTTCTCAACTGTTTGCTTTAACAGTCTAGCTCTTTGCTCTGACAATTTTTGCTCTGTTTGTCTTAGCTTATCTATCTGTACAGTTAAGAATTTAATTCTTGACTCGTGCTGTCCCTCTGGTATTTCATCAAAATTTATTTCAACACCATTAAAGTAAGAGACTGACTTGTCATCATTAATAATCTGTAACATCTTCGTCCTCCTCTAACCACTCTCTTTGCAGGTCGTCAATAAAATCTATTGCGTCCCTGTTTAAACTGATAACCTTGAATGGTTTGTTAGTTACTATGTAAGCTACCAGTACCAACACTAACAACGCAGTTAGTGCTAAACCTGTAATCAATATTGGTATAAATAAAAACAGTTCCATTATTCCTCCTCTAGTTCTATGTCTTTGCCTTGAAACATCACAGTGTTATCAGTCTCCTGACTAGCTTGTACAACTTGGTCGTTGTAATCTACTGCGAATTGCTCCAATAGTTTGTTTGCTTTTTCTGGATTTGCTTTAGCAAGTATCTTGCTCTTGTACACCTTAGCTCCTCCACATGCGTTGGCTAGTTCTATAGCCCACTGCTTTAGTTCTTCTGGCGTACTGAATATATTAGGCATTGTGTCCTCCTTTGTTTGCCTACTTGTTTAAACTAAGATGTCTCTACTTCAACAATCTTTACTATAAACATTCCACCTAAGTCTTTAAGTTCTCTAACTTTGCATAGTGCGTCATGCTTGTTGTCGTACTCCCATGTCATTGTTCCACCATAAACACTGACACTTCTTACTTGGTAAATCATAGCTCTCCTATGTCATCTCCTATTTAATTTTAGTCCTTACTTTCATTATTGTAAACTACTATTGAGGTGCAAGGTGGAAGTAAACAATGAAAAACCTTCCACCTTGTTTAAACTGCTAGTCCTCAATACCCCACATCTGTAATGTTTTGTGGCTACCTAACACAAAGTTTGTGTACAACACTAGGTTTGCTAGTGTATTAAACTTGTGTTCTTGTATCTTGTCTCTATCTACATGGAGTTCTGCGTCCTTCCATGCTTTGCGTAAAGACTCTAACTTCTCTTTGCTCTCTGAAAAGACAGTATGTTTAACTCCACCTTCCCAATACTCTAAGCTGTACAGTACAGCGAACATTATTCCTCCTCCTTACTTACATCTTGTTTGCTCATGATATCAACTAAGACATCTTCTTCTCTTACTTCTTTTGACTCACCTAAAGTCTTTTCAAATCCCATTTCTCTTAGCTTGTTTAAACAGAGTTCTGTATATTCTCCCTCTTTAGTTATCCAACCATAGTCCACAGTGTCTTTGAGTTGTGTTCTGATATCCCAATTTGCGTCCAGATATTCTCTAAAGTCTTTCTTGGTATTGTTCCTAACTAAAGTTCTCATAAACATAAACACCAACTCAAAGTTAAGATGTCCTTGTTTAAACAACCCTGTCATTATTTTTAGATAATTCTTGTTGTTATGTTTACCTGCGTCCATTAAGGATTGATTCACATAACCTTGAAATGTTTTTATTTGATTAGCCATTGTTATTTTTCCTCCATATATTTATTCCATAGACTTTTGTCTTGCCACCATAAAAGTCTGCCCTCTCCATGTGTGTCTCTGTAAATAGTTCCCTTGTTAGATGAATCTTTAATTTCTAAATCATCTTCGTGTTCTAATTGACATAAGTTTTCACACATAAGAGTTGCTCCACCTTGTTTAAACTGCGATACTTTATATGCTTGTTCTGGAGTTCCCTCCCATTCACAAGTATTACAATCCAATATAATCATTGTTATTCTTCTTCCTCTCTTGTATCTTCTACATTAAATTTAATTGTTATGTGTGTGTCTTTGTCCTCTACAAATTCCCAATCTGTATGTCCAAATAATCTCTCACAACAATAATCTAGTTCTTCTGTATCTAAATCAGGCATTGTTATCCTCCACTACTAACTTCTTAACAGTTGTCTTACCCTCACTAAACGCTCTCATGTGTATCTGAGATTCGTTGTAGTCGTATCCTCTGCGAATACATTCCCACAACTGTTGTATCGTATAGATTCTCTCTTTGTATTTTGGTGAGTTCTCTATGATAGAGTACAAGTTTACTGTATAGAATTGGTCCACTTCCCAATGTTCTTTTAAATCATCAATAGTTGTAGCTAAATTATTCTGAATTAAATCGCTTTCATCAAACTCGCAACTGTCCTCAGATTTTTCTACAAACCTTCCACTATTTCTTACCCACTGATTATGTTCACTGATAACTTCTTCCTCAGTGCCTACGCAATACTCTCCCTCTTCGTAACTTAATCTATATAATTTTATTTCTTCCATTGTTTAAACAACCTCCTCTTTTCTAACTTCGTTCATAAACTTTCCATTCTCTAGAAAGTATTTCATATCTTCCATTATTTGTTGTACAGTTTCTAATCTTCTAATTACATTGATACTGTCATCTTGTCCACCACTACTCCAACTAACATTCCATTCACCAGAGCCACCAAACTCGCTTAATGTTTTATCTCTAGTAAGTGTAAATATATCTCTACCCCACCAACCTTTAGCGTTATAGCTAACTTTTATGTGGGTAGGTGTTTCGCTGTATGTTCTTTGAATATCTTGTTTTGTTATATAGATATCCATAGTTTCTCTTTTAGCTGTTTTTAAATCAACTTTATCGTATATATCTTCCATTGTTTAAACAACCTCCTCTAATATCTCATTAAGTTTATCTGTGTACTCACCAGTTCTAGTTAATAGTCCTTGTTCTATTAATGTCTTTGCTGTTCTACCATAGTGTCCTTGTAAACTCCATGCCTTGCCTGATTGGATTAGCATAGCGAATAGTCTCATGGTATCTTTCTCAGAAAGTTCTCCTGATTCGTACTGTATTATCATTGTTATATAGTCCACATTTACCTCCTTGTTTAAACAAGGTAAGAGGTGGGCTTAATTCCTCTTACCTTGTAGTTCCCTGCTGTATTGGTATCACTCAAACCAATTATCATCTGTATCTTCTTGTTTAAACTCTGC